ATAGCCTCGCGGTTCATGTTCATTCCATATGCTAGATAATACATAGTAACTCCTTTTAACTAGACCTATTTTATATATCCCAAAAAGTCCCAAGTGTCAATAAAAAAAATTATGCAAGCACCTCCTATATAATCAACAAACCCATGTTATACTGGTTTTGTAAGGGAAATTAATCTAGCGAAAAGGAAATAAAAAATGACATATAAATGGAACTTTCTGCATGAACCTTGGGAAATGGATAACCCGCGCCCTTGTCCAAATTGCGGCAATAAACCAAAACTAGGCGGACCTCGTTTCTACAACGTAAACCCGAACAAATACGGTCATAGATATGGGCGCTTCTGCTCCCTCCGTTGCGGGGCCAGCTTTGCAAATAAATACTTAGTCAAATAAAAAAGGGGGCGAAATGCCCCCTTAACTTAGGGGCGGGGTGCTTCCTCGCTTGCGCTCCACATTCTCCCCACCTAACGCGGCCTAATCCACGGACTACTGTCATCGGCTGTTTTTTTGCGGCAGTAACTCCGCTTCTCATCATCGGTGCTTACGCCCACCGACTAGGGACATACCAAGCCCCACGTCCTTTTATTTCGTGCGCCAAAAACGAATCTTGCCGCTCCCCTTGCAAATTGTTCGGGTCGTGTAGCCAATGCCAAGCGTCTTTGACATGGTATGCAATTGCTGACGGTAAACGTCCTTGACGACAATGCTATCGCCAACCTCCATCTTTTCCACGGCAAGGCGCAACAAACTCTTGTCGCGCCCACGCCCACTATCCTGCGGAATCGGAATATTTTTTTCAATCTCAAACATCACGCCTTCTCCTCTCTCAAATTGTGCGCCTTGTCCTCCAGAACAGACGCAATATCTTCCGCAAAATCATCCGACAAAATCCCATCTCGAAACAACTTCGCCCAATGCTCCAACGCTTTTGCAAAAAGTAATCCATCAGACATCATGCTGCCTCCATTTCATATTTCAGCATTTCCTCAACGTGGGACGCCAACTCGCGCCAGTCAACCTCACGCATCGCACCGTTCACCAAATCAGAAATAAATCCGTTCTCCGTGTTGATGTCATTGTCAACATAGTCTTGCACATACTCGCGAACGTCGTCGCCAGTTACAGTTTGGGTCAAATCACCATCGCGGAACTGTTCAAGAAAATATTCATTGTATGAGTCACTGAACCAAAGGCCAACAAGCCACGTTTCGTAGTTTTTCCATCCGTTATAGTCTGACATTTCTCGTCCTCCTCATTACTAGACAATCCCAACTTATCCCATGTTATATGCTGCGTCAATAGGAAAATATAAAAAAAATTATGAAAAACGCCCCCATTGATTTTAAACGATTTTTTACGTCAAAAAAAAGTCACGTCAAATTTGACGTAGTTGACGTTGACGTAACTTATTCAATAAAATCAAAGACTTAACCCATTTACGTCAACAGCGTCAAGGAGTCGTTTTGACGTAAAAAACCCTTTAAAAACAATCACGTCACAGCGTCAAGGAGGCCCACCTATATATGTATATATAGGCGGTTATAATACCGCCATATATGACGTGAAAAATAACGCCGCGATGACGCTCGCTTTTATGTGGTAATGTTTGGGAACTTGTGCAGCACCAGTTGACCCGCGAAAAAGGCGGTGATATGTTCGCAATACGCCCACACATGTGGGGGCAACAACTCAAAACAACAGATTAACAAAAAGGGTTGAAAAAATGAATTTCCCAAAGCCGTTGCAAGATCGTCGCGGACAGTACAAAGTCTATCTCCATTCCGCACCAGATGTCGGGGAAGTCTTCTGGTCACTCTCAGGAATCGGACAGAATAAAATTGTCCAACATTTCCGAGTCGTCAGTATCAAGCAATACAAAAGCAAATTGCGCGGAGGAATGGCAACCCTCATAACTTGGGAAGACCAAGACGGAAAAATCCTAACTTCAGGGCTTAGATCAAAATCCATGACAAAAGCAAATAAGTCGACAAATTGTTCGGAATACCAAAATGCCTAAAGTCGGTGAACAGATAGCCAAGGGAGAAAAGCGCCTAACGCCTCCGCAGCAGAAGTTTCTGGACAACTACATTCACAAAGATATGACACAAACCGCAGCAGCACGAGCAGCAGGATACAAAAACCCGAACGTTTCCGCCGTGCAGCTTCTCAATCATCCCCGCGTCAAAGAACGCATGGAAGAAATGCGCCAAGAACTCGAAAGCAAATATGGTGTCACCATCACCAAATCTGTTCGGGATATGCAACGCCTTCGTGATGAAGCATGGCAAGCAGGGAACTTCTCAGCAGCCATCAAAGCAGAGGAACTCCGCCTAAAGGTCACTGGCCTTATGGTAGCGCGTAGCCATGTCACGCACGAACACGTTGACAACATGAGTCGTGAACAGATCGTGCAACAACTCCAAGAATTTATGGATCGCGCTAAAAATCGCATGATCGACATAACACCAGCAGAAAATCCCACAGAATCCGAACAAATTCCTATAACTGACTGTAGCGAGCAGGCCGAGTAATCGGGGAAACGCACCGTGCGGGGGTCGGGGCGGGGCCTCCCAGCCCCTGAAACGGCCCCCTGATCGGGGGAAGGCACCGATTCGGTATCGGGAACCCGATAATTTGTTCGGGTTCTCCTCGGGCCTCTCCGTGGCTCTCAGGGCATATTAGGCAAAAACTAATCAAATCGGGATATGGCTTAGGTTTTGCCTAATCAATCGGGATCGGGCTACCGGGAATCGGGATAACCCGACAAATTGTTCGGGTTAGCCACCCAGTCCCCCGGCACCACAGTGCGCCCCGGGTGAATCGCGCAGCCCCGGCAAGTTCCCGGCAGTCCCGGGGCGACAACCCGAACAATTGTCCGCGAATCTTCCCGGGGAGAGTTCACCCGGTGATGGATAATTTTTTTTATTTTTTGTGTTGACATTATATATATTGTGGGATAATGTGGGATTAGTCTAGTATGAGGAGAAAGACAATGACAATCGGTGGATACACAATGAAAGACAAAGGCTACGGTCTACAGGTAACAGAGATTGAAGCAGGATGGAGCTTTTTCTTGCAAGGTGAGGACGCGGAGCAGTTCCGCGAGCAGTGGGAAGAATATCAAGAATACCGCGACAACAATTTCCGTCGCTTCTTGTCAGACTATGAATACAATTCATTGTTCCAATAAATAATCGGGCTTGATCGGGCTTGACCCTTCGGGGTCGGGCTTCGGGCTTCGGGGATCGGGGCATAGCAATATGCCCCTTTTTTATTGCTCATACCCCACAATATACACATACGATCCGCCGCTCTTTTTCGAAAAAACCCGAACAAATTAGATTTTTACCGCGCTTTTGCGGCTGAAATAACCCGAACAATTGTCCTAATTAATCCCACAAAACCCCTTGTCATATGGGATAAACTAGATTAGAGTGATTTTTAAGGGGTGTATCTAGCAAAACGGAGTATCAAAATGAGAGTATCAATAGGAATTGAAATGGAGACGTCAGGCTTGTCAATCAGAGCAGCGCAACAAGCATTGCGTGACGCTGGTATCCAAGGCGCTGATTGCAAGCCAGACGGCACGCCGAATGTTGACTGTGAAATAGTATTGCCACCATTGGCAATGGACCTTGAGCAGCCACGCACAAGCCAGCCAGCGTTTCAATACTTGCAGCGCATTTGCAATGTGATTGAAATGGCAGGCGCGACTGTCAACACGGCATGCGGTTTGCACGTCCATGTTAGCAATGCGCCATTGAATGACGACACAACAGCAGCACAGTATACAGGCGATAGCATCTCACACTACCAGCGCACAGGACGCTATTTGAATGCACATGGCGAACCATTTGACGCTGCTATCGTTAAGGACATCATGCTACGCTATACAGAGCAGCAGAGCGTCATTAACAGCATGTTGCCAGCATCACGCCGCAACAACAGATATTGCAGCACCCTATCGCCAGAGCGCATTGCAGCAGCTGACACGATCAGCGACTTGTCAGGCGCGACACATGGCAAATTCTCGTCAATCAATTTGCAAACGTGGTCCCGTGGCACAATTGAATTTCGCCAGCACTCAGGCACGATCGACGCCGTGAAAATCTGGAATTGGTGCCATTTCCTTGTCAATCTGGTCAGCTGGACATGTGACCAGCGTATCGAGCACGGAAACCGAGCAATTGTTCAAGAGACGCCCGTTTCACCATTTCGCGCAAATTCCCGTGTTGGCGTTCAATATGCCATGATGAGAGCACTTGATGGTGCTACGACACGCGACATCATGAACGCGACAGGATGTAGTGAACAGCGCGTCAGAGCAGCCGTTTCAGAAATCCGCGCCCGTGTTGGGGACGCCGCCGTTGTCACTCACACACAACAGGCAAACGGTGGACGCTATGGTGACGGCACGGACCTGACACGCTACGAAGTGTTGCAAACATTCGAGACGCAATCGACAGGCGC